CTCCCAGTTGGCAAATCCGCCAGCCGCCTTGATGTAGGGCCGGCGCCGGTCGCGGTCATAGTAGCCCACGATTGCCACTTGCCCGACCTGCAGACGGTTGGCCGCGGGACCCACGGCGGGGACCCGGCTCATCTTCGCGCCTACCGCGTTGCGCACGTCATAGCGGGACTGCCCCCGGACAACCGTGATTTCCCAAAGCTCGTTCTGCGGGTAGAGCCCGGACAGGTCCACGCTGGCCATGGTTTGGGCGACCGCGGCCAGGTCCAGAGCCTGGCGCTGGGGCAGAAGCAGGCGATTCTGGACCCGAATATCACTCACTCTGGTAGGCCCCCGGCGCGGAAATCTGCATGAGTCCCTCGGCGGTTTGCTCCACCGTGGCATAGGTGCCGGCCGACAGGTTGTAGCCCAACGAGCTGCCCACCCGCCGGATGGTCCGGCCGTCCGGGGTTTCCAGGGTGTAAAAGCCGCCGGCCACCGAAACCACCTTTGCCAGGGTGCTTCCCGGAGTCGCATGGGCGGCCTTCCGCTGCGTCTCCTGGAGAGCTTTGGCAATCTCGGGAATCATAGGCCCTTGGTCATCTCCAAAGTCATGCTGCAGTTGGCTCCGGTCCACCCGAAGGAAACCGACTCCACCACCCAGACGCTTCCGCTCTGAGCGGTCCAGTGGTCGGTTACCTCGACCAGGTGGCCGGGGCGAATGAACGGGTTAAGGTAAGGCGTCTCCAGTTTGCCCTGGTAGACTTTCCGCACAGACTCGGCCAGGTAGGCCGCTGCGCAGGTGTCGGCGCCGGCCTGGTCGCCAAGGGTCGGCTCGTTGATGGCAGACCCTTTCACGACGCCGTAAACCGATTGGTGGGCTGCGTCCGAAACCTCGGTCCGATAAGAGGTATCGCGCGGGCGCTGGCCGCCTCGGGCTACCACCTCGTAATATGGTTCGTAAGCGGTGGCACCAATGTTCGGGTAGTAAGTGAAGTCCGCCCGAACCGCCATGGTTACGCCCGAGTAGTCACCGCTGGCGCCACCAGTGTAAATGTTGTTGCCCGCCGCATCGAAGAACACCCAGTCATCCAGGCGACCTTGAACACAGGCAATGATGTCGATGTGAACCGAGCGAGAGGGCTCAAAGGTGATGCTGTTGCGCTTCGTCTCGCGCCCGCGAGCCTGGCCAATCTGCCCGCCAGCTGGCGAGAAGCGAGCCAGGGTGAAAACGTTCTGCGCGCGCGGAAGCTCGGCTACTTCCCACTTGCGAATATTGAGCCGCTCCACGAAGCGCCACATGGGCGGGCCGGAAGTCTGGATCTGCTCGTAGACCAGAACGCCGTTTTCCCAGCGCCTGGCGGCACACATAGGCTTGGCCAAGGCGTCCAAGTGCTGAAGGTAGTTGCCGGTTCCGCGCCGGTGCTCACCGATCAGGTAGTCCGGGTATCGGAGCTCAATTTGAATCCCAGCTGCTTCCGCCGTTTGCCGGGCCGCGGCGTGGGCCATCCACAGATCGCCACCGTCAAGAATGATGTCGTCTAGCGGATCGTCTGGGACTTCCTCCAGCAGGGGCGTTAGGTCTTCTCCGCCCCATTTCAGCCGCGTTCCGTCGTGGCTGGGCGCCGAAGGAAGGAATGGGTCGCTCACCCAGGGCTGCCCCGCGAAAGTCAGCGAAAACTGGAGCAGGCGCTCCTGTGTGCCGCTGTGCTGCCGAATGATGTCGGCATAGTCTCCCGACCCGGGCGGAACCAGAGGGCTAGGAAACACCACCACGCCATTCGTAGCCGGGTTGTTAAGCTCGAAAGAACACGTGGCCTTGCCGTTGAGCGGGAACGAGAAAGACACGTCCCCCAGCAGGCCGGAGAGGTCTTCCCCCGCGTAGCTCAGGCTGGGCCGGGGCACTTTGACCAGGTTGCGCAGGTTGGCCACCCACTCGGAGTAAGCCGGGCTGGAAACGGTGGCTGCGAAGTCCTCGGACCAGATGGAGGTGCGACCCTGGCGCGGGCTCAGCAGGTTGCCCCTGATGGTCGTCAGGCCCTGCCTGGGGCTCACAAACTCCGTGATGGTAGTCAGGCCCTGGCGAGGGCTCTGAAACCGCTCCTGGACTGTCGTCAGGCCTTGGCGCGGGCTCAGCAGGGTCACGGCACAGGGTCACCAATCAGGGCCACGTCGCAGCAAATCTCCCCGTTCGGTGGCTTGGTCATGCCCGCCGGAACCTTGAGTTTTACCACGTAGCCAATATAGTCGGAGGCGCCCAGGTCGGTCCCCGGGACGGCTACCGACGAATCATTTCCAGGCCAGTAGGTGGCGCGGGAATAACTGCCGATACTGCCGGGGTCTGACAGGCGATTGCTCGCGCTCAGGGTGGTGTTTTGGGCGCTGGCCAGGGCAACCTGGTAAAGGGTGCTGGCGCAGTAGTTGGCGTTTCCGCCGGCCGTGCCATAAATCACCCCGACCTTGACCGAGTTGATATAAATCGAAATGTCGCCTGTAGGGGGGGTTCCGCTCGCGTAGATGGCCACCCAGTCCGAGCCAGAGTCCACCGAGGTTAGGCCGGTTGCCGTGGAAAGGCCGGTCATGGTGATGGTCTCGCCCGCGGCAATCCAGTTGCCGCCAGACTTGTAGGCAATCCAAAGCGAGCCGGTGTCTGAAGCCGAAGTCGAGACCGCCGAGACGACCCCAGCCGAAGCCGGCAGTTCGCCGCCCGTGCGCAGATAAACAAAGGCGTCGTCAAGCGAGCCGGTCGCTTCGTTTTTGCGGTAGGCAATACCCCGGTAACTCACGTCTGAAGAGCCGATAGTCACGGTCTGAACCAGGGTGTTGGACGTCGCCTGATTTAGCTCGGCCCCGGTGCTGATGGCCCCGCCAACGGCGCTGCTATTGTTGGCCGGGTTGCCGTCCGCTCCGCCGTAGTATTTCAGGTCGCTATCGGTAGGGGCTGCCATTTTACACTTCTCCTAGCACGTGCAGGCGAATCGTTCCGCCCTGTTTGTTGTAGTCCTGGGTCCAGTTGGTCGCGTCAAATCCGTTGGCCCGAAAGACCGCGTAATACCAGGTCGTGCCGCCATCCAACGTCACTTTGATGGCGACCGCCGGCTGTGCGTCATACTTGGCCTGGAGTTTGGCGATCATGTCCGCCGTGAGGTAAGCCACGGAAAGCTCCAGGTCTTTGTGCGAAATGTCCGTGCCCGAAATCTGGGCCACACGCAGGCCGGCTCCACCCGCGCCCGTGCGCATGATGGACGTTTCCACCTGGTAGCCAGACTGCAGACGCGGCACCGGGTAGGGTGCGCTGGCCCCGGTCAGGGTCACGGTGTTGCTGCCGTTGAGGTCGGCAATAATGATGGTTGGACCTGTGCGGCTCATGGCTTCCCTAGTTGGTGGTCAGGATTAAAGATATTGAGGCCCTTGGAAAGCTCGTCGGCGGTCCCGGAGAAGGTCTTGGACCCGGCGTCCTGGCCGTCGATGACGTTTTGGACCGTCACGCTGATTTGGGCCTGTTTGAGGGCATCGTTCGCCTGGGCGGCCGGGGTCAGCTTGGGGTCGATGAATGGGTTGGGCGTGCCTGGCACTTGCTGCAACTGAAGCCCGGTCTGTGGCGCTGGCTTGAGTTGAGCCGGCTGTTTCTTCACGTCGCCCAGAGTGAAGCTTCCCAGGCTTATGCCCAGGCCTTCGGACGCATTCGAAAAGATGTTGCTTGCATCGCCTCCGACCCTGGATTTGATGGTAGCCTGCACGATGTCGTCTGAAGTCTTTTTGGCCTGGTCGGAAATCGACTGCATAGCCGCCTTCTGTTTGTCGGCCTCGGCTTTGAGGGCTTGGGTGGTGTCATCTTCGGCGGCCTTGATTTTTGCATTGGCGGCGTCGATGGCTGCGGCTTTCACGTCCGCGTTTTTGGTGGCCGCAATCGTCGCATCGCGCTCGGCCGCAATCTCGGCTTTTGTGATGTCTAGCTTGGCTTTGAGAAGCTTGTCGATGGTGGCTTTGTCTTTGGCTGGATCGAGGCCCTGGATCTGCTTGTCGATTGCAGACTTTTCCGCGCTGGCCTTTTCGGTGGCCAGGCGCTCAATCTGGGCCAGGTCAGCCTTCCCCTGGGAGTCGTCAGCCTTGGCCGCGCGCTTCGCATCAGCCTCTGCTTTCGCCGCTTCTCGGCCACGCTTAGCGGCCTCGGCCTTGGCTTCAGCGGTGCGCTTCCGGTCCTCGGCGGCAGCGTTGGCAGTTTCTTCTTTGCGAATCTGGCCCTGGAGTTGCGCGATTTGAATCTCAATGGTGCGACGCTCCGCGGCAGTAACTTTCGCATTGTTGAGCACGTCGCGCAGGCCGTCAATCTGTTGCGCCTTGGTAATCTCGCCAGCGGCTGCCTGCTGTTTGACGAGGTCTAACTGCTTGTCTAGAGCATCTTTCCGAGCCTTTTCTTCTTCGGCTGCTGCCTTCTTGTCTTCGGCAGCCTGGCGCTTTCTTTCTTTCTCGGCCTCCTTGGCGGCCTTGGCCTTCTCTTTGGCCGAAGGGTCGTCAATAGAGCCAGCAGGCGCGGCCGGTTTGTTCAGTTCCTCCAGGTCGCGCTGGACAAGCTTCAAGTCACGAATCTGCTGGCGGGTTTTCTCTGCTCGGGAGGTGTCGCCACTGTTGACCGCGTTTTGCACCTTGTCCTGAAGGGCCAAAATCTCGTTGGCAACGTCCTTGCTATTCTTGCCCATGGCCTTGATTTCGGCCGCAGTTTTGCCGATAACGTCCTTGTTCTGAGCGCCCAGTTTGAGCCGGTCGGCGTCAATCTTGGTCAGTTTGTCCGTCTCGGTGTAGAGATTTTTGAACTCGTTAATGGTCGCGTTTGCCAACAGGCCCAGCCCGACAAGGGCGGTTCCCACAATTCCAATCGGAGTCGCAAGCGCAGACATGGCCACCCGCAAGGCACTGGTGCTAATCGTGAGCGCCTTGGTAGCAACGTTTGCAACCGTGGCATTTTGCGAAAGAAGCACAAGTTGGCTTCCTACCTGAAGCGCACTAGCGGCCATGCTGGCGGCCACGCCTACAAACTCGGCACCGAAACCAATGGCCGCTTTTGTCCCGTCAGACAGGCCGCGCATGTTTTGCACGACGGTCAAAATAGCGGGGGCAAAGGACTCTTTGAAGGAGGTGACGTTAAGCCCGATTTCGCGGCGCAAGGCTTCCATCTCACCGGCCACGCGGGTCGCTGCGTCTGCCTGGCGCTCGGCGGCTCCGGCGAAGTTGGCGGCCTGGTAGTCTCGCAGGGCCTGGGCCGCAGCTTTTACGCGGGCCTCGGTGTCGAGCAAAGGCTTTCCGGCGGCGTCCAGTTTGGCGCCGAATCTCTCCAGGTCCTGGTTACTGATGCCTAGTTCTTTTTGCAGCGCCTTGAGGCTCTTGGCGTCGCCAAACTTCTCGAATCGGCCGAAACTATCAGCCAGGCTTGCAATATCGGTATTTGTGAAGCGGGCTGCGTCCTGCAGGCGCTTGAGGGTGTCCTCTGTGTCGGCCCCAAACTTCTTGAGGGTAATGAGAGCGTTCGCGGTGCTGTCTGCGTCAAAGCCTAGTTTTAACTGGTCCTCAGCAAGCTTCGCCTTTTCATCGGCCAGGTCGCCAAAGGTCGCGCTCAGTCTGTCGCGCAGGTCGTCAGCCTCGCCGCCGGCCCGGTTAAACTCCTGGCGCACGCCATCAACAGCGCCAGCCAGGCGACCAAAGAGCGCCACGCCAGCCTCTAGCTTGTCCTTTAAGACCAACTTGTCCACCGCTGCGGTGGTCTTGTTGCTGGCTGCTTGGATACCGGTTGCGGCCTTGGCAAGGCTGCCTTCCATCTTGGAAAAGCCCGCCGTGACCTGCACAGAAGTGCCATTGACGGCGCCTTCTATGCCCTTCAAGGACGCATCGAGATCCTTGGTGTCGGCGTCGAATTTGGCTGTAATTCGTCCGACTACCGGCATGCTGCCGCCTCTCTTTGCTTCTTGTTGTAAGCGTTAATCAGGCCGTCACCCTCGGCAAGGCTTGCGTTTCGAAACTCCTCCAAACTCAAGCCGATGTCGAGCAGGTCTAGCCTTCTCCGGTCCCAGTCTCGGGGGCCGGGGTCAACGTAGGGTTTTCGGCCTCCCCGGCTTCACCGTATGAAGCCTCCTCGGCCGGAGTGATGCTGATCAGGTCAGCTTCCAGAAGCATGTCCTGGACCAGGGCGCGGAATGGCGCAAACTCCTCGCTATGCTGGGGAAGCAGGTCGAGAAAGTTGGCCGGATAGAGAGCCCCCATCATGCGATCCTCCACGCTCAGCACCAGGCTAACGCGCTGGTTAGCCCGGTGCCTGGCGCTGAAGCACCACAGTAGGAAGTAAATCGGCTCTAACTTACGGGTCCGCCCGGACTTGAGAAACCTGCGAATCCAGTAGCCGTAGCTCTTTTTACTGGTCAACTCCATGAGACTCCAGGCGCGGTGATCCGCGTAGAGGTCCCATAGCTCGCTGCCAATCATGACCTTCCTATGTGGTGCTTCGAGTGCCATACGTTAGGCGATCGTGAACTGGCTGTTGTAGGCCGAGGCCAAGCGGTTGCCGGCCACGTCGCGTAGGTCGGTGCTGATGCGCACATTGTAGGTCTTGGCGGTCGTGAAGGCAGAGGTGGGCGTGAGCACAACCACAGGGTTACTCGACCAGTCCACAGTGAAGGCTTTTTCGACCGGTGCCGTGGCAGAAGTGATGTCTGTAATCAGGAAGACAGCGTCATTCTCCTGGACTTCCTCGGCGAAGGTGATGGATACAGTCGCGCTGGTGGCCACACCGGTCGCGTTATCGGCCGGGGTGATGCTGGAGACGGTGGGGGCGGTCACGTCCGAAGACTCGGTCAGAACCGCGCCGGTCTCGTTGATGTCGATTTCGTAGAAGTCGCCAGAGTCGGTCTCGAAGGCTTCCATCTCGACTTCGACCGTGGCATACTCCTCGGTCGCATACTCGATTTTCGGGCTGCCGACGAGTTTGCACTTAAAGACACGCAGCAAGTAGTCACCGCTGGGATACTCCGAGCCGATGTAGGCGGCGCGCATGACCAGGCGAAAGAACCCGCCCACGTCGCTGGTTTTGCGGGTCAGGCGGGCGCGCTGGTTGGGAGTGCTGCCGGTGATGGCAAAGTTGGCGCCCAGGAAGTCGGCCAACTGGCTCAACTTGATACGGGCCCAGCCCATGGTAATCTGCATGGATTTGATGGTCACAGATTTGTCTGCAAGCACGTCACCGCCCGGCAGTTCTTTGACTACCTGGTTCTCCGTGGTGGAAAACTTTTGGGGATAGGGCACCAGGAAGGTGGACCCATAAACGCCATCGGAAACCCACGCGGATCCTTGAATCTGTCGCAGGCCTTTAATGGGCATCGATGCGGTTGTAAACGACATTTTTGCTCTCTCTCCGGCCTACTCGGCCACCAGGTCCAGTTCATAACTGGCCGAAAACTCAAAGGCCCGGGAATCGTCCTGGCCCAATAAAAAAGGCGCCTGAAGCGCCTGGATGCTGTGGATTAGCGTGTATGGTGGACTCGCGCCGAGCCGTATCGGCCCGAGGTCCCGGTTTGTGAGCGCGAAGTAAATGCGCTGAGACTCTCGCCAGGCCGTCTGTGGCGTTTGGCAGCGGTGGATAATCTGAAAGCTCGGGAAGTCGATGCCCAGGCCTTTGTTTCCGGGCTGGCCGGGGATGGGTTGCACCACCGTGCACAGGCTTGCAGGGTTGAAGTCTGCAGGGTGCGCGAATCGAAAAAGGTTTGTGCCGGAAGTTCCCGCCGCGTGCGTCGCTGATAGGTAGGCCACAAAGTCTGTCAGCCAGTCAACTGGAGAAGCCATTTAGCCCCCTTGCGAATTTGCTTGAATCACGCCTAGGAAGGCCGCCTGCCACTTGTTGCCGGTGCTATCAATGCTCTCGGTCATGGGTTGGTGAAGGAAAAACCTCTGGCCGTTCTTGCGCTGGATCTTGTCTGAAAACTCGACCTTGGCGGCATAGGGCGCGGTGAAAGTAATGGTTGCACCCGTCTTGGTCTGCGAAATCTTGGCCGAGTCGCGAAGCTTGCCGGTGTCCACAGGCACCAGGGAAAGCGCCTTGTTGAGCACCTCTCGGGCCTGCTCGCGGTTCACGTCGCGGATCGCGTTGACCCCGTCGTCTCGAATCTTTTGGCAGGCTTTGAGAAACTCGGTGTTGCCGCGCAGGCTAGCCACGGGATTGCTCCTCCACGTATTCGGCCACCGGCCCCAGGCCCAGCAGGCCAACCACCAGGGCGGCAGCTTCGGAAAAGCTCAAGTCCATCCACACTTCCCCGTGCTGGATACGCACCGGGTTGGGCTCATCTGTCAGGGTCCAAGACAGGCCTTCCTGTGCTTCCGGCTGCCTGGGCGGTGCGCTAGCCTCGCTCATGACGCGGGAAGCGTTGACGAGGGCAATCATGGCCTCAGAGACATAGTCAATCGGTCGCATTATCCCGCCAACCAGAGGACCTTGTGGGACAGGCTGTTAAAGCCCATCTCTTCGTCCACCTGAATTACTCGATAGGTTTTGCCGCTGTAGGCAATTTTGTCGTTAATGGTGGCCGCCTGGTCGGGCTCCACAAAGATTCGGGCCGCGCTGATGATGCTGTCCCCAGAGCCGGTTGCAATCCGCCGATACTTCGCTTCGAACCGGCACCTCAGTGCGACAGCACTGCCCCAGGTCGGCTGCCCGTCTCCGTCGTTACCGGAGACTGGAGCCCGGGTGACCCCGGAGGTGTTGAGGTATCCGCTAATCACGGCGAGAAAGGCCCGGTTCTCCAGGCTTCCTGGGAATTCTCATAAAGCCCGGTGTCTCTCGGGCCGATGATTCTACCGGTGCGGGAGATGTAGGAACGGAGGTAGCGCAGGGCTTCCGGGCAGATGCTCGACCCGGTAAACTTGCCGCTCAGTTTCTCGCTCAGGTTGCCCACCGAATACTCAGTCACACCCTGAGCCTGCAGGGCCTGGCGCTCAGACCGTCCGCCCGTGTCTGCGTTTTGCAGCACCCAGAGAGCCTGCTCTGCGCAGGCACGCTGGATGTAGACGGGAATGGTGTCGCTGGCTTCCACCTGCTCAGTCCTCGGCCATTCGAGAGCCTGGGCCTGCGAAATCTTGTAGCCAACATACCGGAAGGAGTCGATTTCCCGCGTTGCCATGATGACAGCCCGGGCTTTGTCGTCTGCCGTGGCGCTAGTCCAGGCAGCGATTCCAAGGCGCTCATCAAGCAGGGATGTGGCGTTGGCTACCGACAGATAACTGTTAGCGCTCGCGCTCCCTACGGTATCGACAACGGTGGGCATTAGGTTACCTCAGAAGATTCCAGAATCTCGTGGTAGGAAGCGGGCAGAAGAATCTTTCGGCCGCGCGGAATGGTGCACAGCAGGCCGTTCAGGCCGATTTCTTCATCGGGCTTCTGCGGCTCGTTGGGTGCGTTCTGGTGAAGCTTCACGCCGTAGCGCTCCTGCAGCAGCAGGCGCACAGCCAGCGGGTTGCGGCTCTTGGCCATCTCCGTGAGCTTTGCCAGCACCGGCTGAGCCTGTGGGTCAAACTCTTCATCCGGGCTCCAGGCGTGCACCAGGCGCTGCACCTCGAGGTCTGCAGCGGCCACGGCGGCCGGGTCGGGAACGAAGGCCTGGGCGGCAGCGTCACGGGCTGCGAAGGCGGCCTTCAGTTGGTCGCGCATGGACAGGGGCGCGGGTGCAGGTGCGGGCTCTTCCGCGAATGGTTTAGCCATTGGTTTCCTCCATAGGAAAAGGGAGCGGCCCGAAGGCCGCCCCCTCTCGTGTTAGCTTACGGCATGCTCGATGCGCAAACCGCAGGATTGATTCAGGATTTTCATCGCATGGCTGACCTTCCAGCCGACCGAGCCGCGCTGGTTGAGCGGGTCGGTAGAACCGCCGGAACCTAGGGGCTTGATGAACATCTCAACCATGAAGTTGCCTTCAGCGGTTGGGACCTTCTGGCCGCCGGTCTCATCCATGTATTTGACGCCGCCGAACCAGTGCTGACCGAAGATCAGCGAGCCGTAAACGTCAATGCTGGAGGCGCCAGCTGCGGAGAAGACCTTCGCGTTGCTGGTGACCAGGAAGCGGACGCCGCCATACATTCCCAGCTCGCCGTTATACAGGGCGGTGCCGCCCGCATACTGGCTGGTAAGGATGAACTCCGGGTCTACCATGAGGTCATAGGCAGCGTTGCCATGAATGATGCCGATGTAGCTCCCGCCGATGGTGGGAACGTTGGCATTACGCAGGGTTTTGACAGCCTTCTTGACTTCGCTGATGCTCAGCTTGTTGCTCGAAGCAACCGAGCTGCGGCCCGCGACGGCACCGGCATACTGAACGTTGGTGCCCGCGACGAGGATGTCACGGGAAACCTGGTCCAGAGTCTCGGCGGCCTGGTAACCCTGGGCGACCATGGTGGCGCGAACGAAATCGTCCAGGCTGGCCATGTCCAGGATGTCCGAGTAAAGGACGTAATCGCCATACTGGGCGGGGGTTGCCGTCACCAGAGTAACCGAATGGTTGCTGCCGGCCGGGGTAACCGCCTGAGTAAGAGGGGTGGTCGCGGCGGCCAGGGTGCCCCAGCGGCGCCATTCTACAGTGTTGGTGCCATTCGGCAGGGTGACCATGCGGCCCGGGTCGCCGAATTTGCCATACAGGTAGTTGGGGTAAAGGTTTTCGAGAAGAATCCGATTGTATTCGGTCTTGACGACACTAGAGAGACTGGAAGAAGTTTCGATAGACACGTATGCCTCCAAAAAATCACCCGTTGCCTAACGTCTTTTGTTGCGCTGATACTCCGCAAATTCTTCGGAAGTCATTTTCCGAAGCATGTCTTCGGTTACGCGGGTAGACGGTGGCCCTGCGGGCGGGTTGCCGCCGGGGTTTCCGACGGGCGTTGAGGTGTCTCCGAAAAGGTATTTCCGCGTCTTTTTGAGGTCCGCAATTACAGCATCAATGCCCGTGACTTTCCCGTTCTCGTCGATATCGACTTCGGAAAAATCTGCGAGTCGTCTCGCTGCGTCTGCGTCAATCACGCCAGCCTTGGCGGCGGCCTGCTCGAACCGGTGCTCAATTTCGCGCATTCGCAGCTTTTCCGTGAGGCCGTTATAGTCGGCGTCACGTTTCTGCAATTGCTGCTTCAATTGGTCCAGTTCGGAAAGTTGGGATTGGGCGCGTTGCTCGTCCGCCTGTTTAAGGGCGTCTCGCTCCTTCTCGGTTTTCCGCAGCTTGCGCATGAGCGCTTGGACCCGATCGGGTTGGCCTTTTGAGCCGGCCTGATCGTCCCCCCCAGCATCGGAGTCGGGGGCTCCGTCCAATTCCTGGACGGGCATTTCTTCGGACATTGGGCCTCCACGGTGCAAGCACCGGATTAACTCGGGACTTCAGCCCCGGAACTCTGTTGGAATGGGTCAGGCTGGAAGGGCTGCGGAGGTGGCTCCGCCGGCTTCTCTTGCTTGATGCGGTCCAGCTCAGCCTGAGCTTCCTGTTCGCCTACCTGGCGGGTGTAGCGGATGGCCGTCAGCTTGGACATGAAGCCGCCGTCTACGGCAGCAGCCGCTACTTCGGTCAGCTCCTTGTCGTCTTTGGGCAGGCCGTTACGCCACACGATTTCGGGCTTGGAGGTGGGCATGGTGTAGCCCTCAATATCGTTCGCGGCGCCCAGCATAAGGGCCGTATAAAGCATGTCGCAAATGACAGGCTCGCGGTAATTCTGCTTCCTGACCGCGCGGGTCAACATGCGAGCGAATCGCATCTGCATGGCTCGACCGGACTCGATGTTTCCGGCTTTGTCCTTGCCAAACATGGCCGGGGAAACGTCCGCAAACTGGAAGATTTTCTCTTCGATTTGCTCGAGCTGCTTGAAGTAGCTGTCCAGTTTGGCATCCCAAACCAGGTATTCCGGCTTCTCGTCGCCAGCCTCAATTTCGAAGACTTCCATATCCTGAACTTTGATGGTGTTGTCGCGCTTGCGAATGCACCCGGCGGGCACCATGAGCTTCGGATCGCCGTGACGGTCAAGCACGCTGGCAATGCCGCTGGTTCGCTGGTTGCTCTCGTCAAAGAGGGTAATCAGGCCCTCTGTGTAGTCGCTCATGCCGTAATAGCAAGAGCCGTGCCGCAGGTTAGGCATGTGGAAAAGCAGCGGGACATTCACCCCGGTGTTGATTTCCCGGGCCGGGGCGTTGGCGCCGTAAAGCTCGGAAAGCTCCACCTCTTTGGTGACCTTGGTGTGCCCCTCGATGACGAAAAGTTGGTTGTAAATCTTGCCCGGAAGGTGGTGCTCGACCCGTAGATACCGGGTGATTTTCTCTCCGGTCAGGGTTTGGCGGGACACCTTTCGCTCCCACGCCAGGCACTGAGACAGGACGCGGCGGGTGTTGTCCGGGTCCAACTCCGCAAAGTAGGCGTAGGCCGGGACTTCCTCGATGATGACTTCGTTTGGGCCGCCGGCCATGCGCGGGCCGATGGAAAGCTTGAAGACCGCATCGCCACGAAAGCTCGCGCTCAGCTCGGACTCATAGAGCGACGTGTTGAGCCGGTTGTCCGCAATCAGTTTGTTCAGTTGGTCCTGTTGGTCGGGCAGTGAAAAGATGGGTGCCTGTCCGAAAAGCAGGTCAGCGAACGTAACCGAAATCAGCTTCGGATAGTCGAGAATGACGTAAAGCTTGTCTTTGAGGTGGTCAGGAATCTTGGCAGAGGTTTTTTCGAAAGCCTCCTTGTGATCCGACTCGAAAAGCTCCTGGCGTAGCTCGTAGCCCTCAATCCGCTTCTCATCGGTGGGCCACCAGGTCTGCATGAAGTCAATCATCAGTTATTCACCAGGCGAATCGGGAACAACTGAGACGCCGCCCATACCATAGCATCCATACGGTCAGGAGAACGCTTTGAAATGCCGGGAATGTAGCTGCACATTTCGTCCTCCAATTGAGCAAGCCGGCCCACATGGTGGAAACGACCCTCTTCGTATAAAGCTGCGATTGGCTCCGCCCTGGTGGTCTTGCCACGGGAGGCGGTTACCTCAATAATGTGTGGCCGCTCCTCGCCCTCGCGCACTACCGAGCGAATGGTATGCGCGACCATTTTGCCGCCCCGGTTGGTCTCAACCACGATAGCGTCTGCATCATGGGCTAGATAAAGCTCATAGGCGCGGCGGGCCCACTCTTGCGGGCTGGCCTTGATGGACCAGTCATCCAGCACAAAGCCGTGTTTGTTGAAGTCCCTGCCTACCGCCACGATTCCGGTCGCGTCGTTGTCGTCACCGTCGTTTTCAGCCGGGTCCACACCGATCATGATGCGATCTAGGTTGCCGGGCTTGGACTTTACGCGGTGCTCATCGAGTGTTTTGTGTTGCCACAGGGCGCCTTCAACATTTTCGATGATGTCGGCGTAAATTTCTTGGCGCGCCAAGGCGCCTTTGGCTCGGAGAATGACCTTCTTAAAGAAGCTCTCCGAGAGGAACCAGAAGTTTTCCCACGTTGTGCCACGGGTCAGAAGCACGCCGGAGTTAGAATCGCCCATGGCGTCCTTGGCCAGTTGCTTCACCAGCGGGATGGGCCGGGGCGTGGTGGTCACGATGATTTGCGGCGCGCCTTTGCGCGTGCAATACATCAGCATGTCCCAAGCCTCTTGCGGATAGCGCCAGGCGGCCAGCTCATCGCACCAGGCCCATGAGAGGTTTGGGCCGCGCAGGCGGTCTGGTTGGTCGGCGGTGTAGCAGATGCACACCGAGCCGTTCGGCCAGGTCAGGCGCCGCTTGGAGGGCTCGTATTTGGGCACGAAATCGGGCGGACTGTTGGCCAGAATGCCCGAGTCTCCCAGGATCATCACGTCGCGCACGTCGGAGACAGTGGCTCCGACCAGGGCACCGCGACTCTGAGGGAACTTGCGGGCCCGCTGGATGACAAAGTTTGCCCCGGTCCAGGATTTGCCCCAGCCACGGCCGGCCAGAATCATCCAAACGAACCAGTTGCCGGCTGGCACCTGTTGGCTTGGCCGGCCCCAGAAAGTAAAATTCCCCTTGAGCGCTGCTCGCTGGGGAATCGTGAGGCTGGAGAAATATTCTCTGGCCTGGTCGGGAAAGGCAGATAGGCGAACCGCTTTCGACTGCCGGGCCCAGACCTGCTCAAGGCTTTCGCCTGTGGCCTCTTGGATGGTTACCAGGCGCTGTAGGACGGACTCAGGGACTATCAGAGCCATGCAGGTCCTCCGGTATCGCCTCCAGCCGTTTGATGAGCGCGTCGATGTCGGTCTCTACCTGCTCAGCAACTTCCTCCAGGTCATCCGCCTTCTTCTCAGCCTCCGGGAAGAATCGAAGGTATACCTTGATTGCATCCATTTGGCTCTGAATCTTGACGGAAACCGAAGCGCCTTGCTCCTGGCTCTCCCATTTCTTGACAGCCACGATGAGAGCGCGGACCTTTTTGGGAATTTGGTCTTTCGGCAGCAGCGTCCAGTCGTTGTCAAAGATGGCGCTGAGGTCCGAGAGGATGAATCCCAAGAGTTTGCGGCGCACTAGTTCGCGCTCGATTGCCACTTCGGACTGTTCGCGCTTGTAATGTGCCTGCAAGAATTCTTGCACAGCTGGCAGCGCCAACATTTGGGAAGCCTGCGTTGCCGCCGTCTTTGCGGAGTAGCCCGCTTTGACAGCGGCCACCCGCTTAGGCATTCCGCGCAGGAGGTTTTGGCAGAATTTGCGCTGCCGATCGCATAGTTTTGCGTGTGCCATAATCCGTCCGGCCTGGGCCGCGCGGGCGTGTGCCCGGAAATCTGGATGTGAACAAGGGGGCCCTGTCAAGGCACCCCCCTATTCTGAATTTTCCCAAAAAATGCGCGCGAGG